TATCATCACAAGAAATTGTACAGGTACCGTTGTCGAATTTAACATTTTGGAATATTTTACCTGACTTTCCTGAACGATTTTTAAGAACTGAGATAACTGCCCTATTTCTCTCAATATCGTTCATTGCTCTTGCTATTGAAAGTATTAACTGTGCAACATGTACCTTTTTGGCAGAACCACTCGCTTGGTCCATCCTAAGTCCTTCTGGACTATTCATACTATCTTTGGTTCCCTGGGTAGGAATCCAAATGGCACAATTTAATTCTTTTGCCATGTTCTCAAACTTACGCATAGTAACACCTTCCCTAGTCCACTCTGTATCTGTGTTATAACCACCCTTTTCTGGAGCTACACACTCAAAATAATCGATAGAAATCATATCTGGTTTAAAGCCAGAATTTATTAACCTCTTTACAAATATTTCAATATCGCTAGCTGACTTTGTACCCGTTCTAAAATGTTTTAGTCTAAGATTTTTAGCCAGCAATTCCTTATCTGGATAATTACATAAAAGGTCTTCAATCTCACACCTTTGAGCTTCATCTAGGCGTTTCATATACCTGGCTTCGGTTTGTGTAATTCTTGAGAAGTGTTTTCTAGTTATATCGACATCATCATCCTCAAAATAAATTTGAAGTACCTTAAACCCCTGATGGTTATTCATGTCGCATTTGTATGTAGCAGCATATGCATCTATTGCTGTTGTAAAAGAAGTCTTACCAAAACCAGCTGGGGCAATTAATAACCCTAACTTTCCCTTATCTAAACCACCACCAAGAACTTCGTCTAATTGGTGTATACCTGTGGGAATTGACACTGTATAATCATTGGATAATGCTTTGCTTTCGAGGTCATAAACACTATAGCCAAAATCATCTTCTTGTCCAGCCATGGCTGCATCATCTAAAAGCTTTTGACATTCTTCATAACGCTCGATATCACCTTTTCCTGCAATTTCAAGTATTTTATTAGCAACTTTGATTAGATTTTGTTGTTTAAAAAATCGTATTGCAATATCCTTAACTTCGGTTACGCCCTCGAAAGAAGTTTCAAACTTAAGTTTATGAATTAAAGCGTCACATTCTTCAATATCTGTGGAAGTTTTTGCTTTTGATTTTAAAACTATACCAAGCATGTCATATGACGGAACAATACTATCCGCCATATAACAATCCTTGATAGTTCCTACGAATTTCCTTAGTACTGGGTCTGTGAAAGCATTGGGGTCAACAATAGATACAATATCTTCAAAAAATTTAGAATCTTCGATAAAATATTTTACCAACTTATATTGAAAAACGATATCTAAGTATCCTAAATTAGATTTATTTATCTGTTGTTTAGCCATATTTTACTCATTTTCTTCCTTTGTATAATTATTAATTCTAAGCAAATCCTTATAATTGCTTTCATTCCAACCGTCCAAAATGCCGTCAATATCAGTGGTATAGTCTGATGATTCTGAAATAGGCTTACTGCATGCTTTGCAGATATTATTAATAATACCATATACAAGGTCAGGCCTATCCTTCACCATCCTATAAAGAAGATACTGCTCAAATGACAAGCGATTTACATCATCGCCATCAAACTTTCCCCTCTTATTAGAAATATCCACCTTATCTCGTACAAACTTTGGATAAAAACCATCCCACACAACAGCACAACGTTCCTCGCCATCAACCTTAAAAGCAAATTTGTAAGTTACCTTACCCTCCTCGGCAGAATTCTCTGTTAACTCGCCATCATCAAACTTGTAACCAAGAGCCTTTACTTTACCATCGCCTAGGTAAGCGTAATCCGTTTCTTTATTACCCTTAATTACAATACCCTCTCCAAGGGTCATTCTTGCCCAATTGTTTGGATTGGAAAAGAAAACTTCCATTTGATTCTCACTATTGAAAACCATAGGTGCATACATCTCCAAATATGCCTGGGTTTTGTTCTTCAAGTCGCTGTTAATAGTTGATACGCAGCGTCTAACAGCTTCTGTAAGCTCATAGGAGCGAAGCGATGCTGGATTAAAATTGTTAACTTTGAAATAACGCTGGCAGATAATGTTGTCACCAAACGTGAATACAAATTCAAACCTCTCTCTATAATTACGAGGTCCATTGTTTTTAATGTTTTCGTTCATTTTTTAAAATTTTTAAATTGTTAAACAATATGTGAATTAAATCCTTGCAAATATATAAATCTTTTTTGAAATTTCCAAATTTTTATTGGGTCATTTCTTCATTGTATCTTTTCATTTCCCTATCGCTCAGTTCTTTAAATGGTATAAAAAATCTTGAAAAAGCATTAGGGTCAATCAAATCTTGAATATTATCCCTTACTATCATTTTATATAAATTCTCAAATGATTGTGGGTCTGGTTCCATTGGCGCATACATCATGGCTTCTATTGTCTCTTCGGCCTGTTTTGTTAATAATGGTTTTTTGAGATTGATTATCCTCTCATTAATCTCATAAAAATCACCATCATATTCTTTATTAGATACACCATTTATAATATTCTCATGCCATTGAAGAGGTTTCTTTTTCTCTAATATTCGTTCCTCTATTTTCTCCTTCGCTCTATTTTTTACTTCTTCTATAGTAACTGGTCTTTCGGCAATTTCTGGCATTAGCTCCATTAATCTATTCTCCGATAATCCTTTTATATTTCCAATATTGTCACTAGCGTCTCCACATAAAATTTTCCTTAAAAGAACATTCTCAACTGGATATCCCTTAATTTTTTGGAAATTTTTTACATTAAGATATTTTTTTAATGTTCTATTATAAACAGCAACGGTAGGGGATATTAATTGTGTTAAATCTTGGTCTGTACTCACAATTACAACTCTCTCTTCTGGCTTTTTATGAGCAACATAATATGCAATGAAATCATCACCCTCAGTTTTATTATCAAATAAAACCCTTATGGACATTTCGATGCAATACATCATTATTATGTTACGTTCTCTTTCAAAGTTTTCGTCAACAATCTCCTTTTGACGCATTTTTTCGCTTTTAGCTATAATTTCTTCTGGCGTTAAAATTTTTTCCTCCAATCTACGCCTTTTTTCTTGTTTTTTAAATATGGATTTCTCCATACCTTTTATTGTCTGATTGAGTTTTTTCCAATAATCTGAATCCCCTTCACTAATTAAATGTTTCGCATAGTTCTTATCTCTATTAGCTTTATATTCATTATATATTTGATAACGTAGTATTCCTGAATCTGTATCATCAAATACCACGTAAACATAGTCGTATTTATATTCCATCGTAAGTAAAATTCTCAACTGTAATAAAAATTGAAAAATACCACCATAATGAATACCTTCTGAATCTACTTTCGTATCAGCCAAAGATTGCCTTAATAAATTATTTCCATCAATTAACAACGTGTAAAATGGCTTCGCGGTTAACTCTGGATGCATTTCTTTTATTATATTTCTTACTGGTTGTCCCATATATTTATATATATTTAATATATTAAAACTTTTATTATATAAATTATAGACGTTATTGCTATTAATAATTCATTTGTTGTCCACCATGTTGAAAGAATTTCGTGAATTGATGGAGTACAAATTATTTTAATGAAAAAAATTAATAAACTAATTAATGTTAAAAAACCAAATATTATAAATAATAAAGATAAAATCAATTCCATATTTTTTATACAAATATACAAAAAAATACCGAGAAAAACAATAGTTCTCTCGATATTCTTTAAAATATTTTATTCTACTAAAAACTCATCTTCAACCTCCACGAAACTTATATCAATTGGTTCGAGGATTTCAGTCTTACCATTGTTCTCGGCAATTTCATTTAGCTTCTTAAGAATGTCTCCAACATGATTCTTGCGATATTCGTCCTGTTCCTCTTTACTTGTACCAATTATACCAATATCTGTACATATAAAATCACCTTCATATGTTACATTAAATGGTGCTGGAAGCTGATTTTTCAGGACCTTAATTTTTGTTTGGATTCCATAATTATATGTTAATCCTTTCGACACCGCTGATAAACGTTTGATTGATGCTTTAAGCTGTCCACCAAGAAGTATTATCAAACGAGAACGATATGTGATTGATTTACCACCCTTCATTTCTAGACTTGGGGGCGCGATTGGATTTGACGTACCATCAAGCCATACCTTATTAATAAGAATCATAGAATTGCTATATTTAGCTGAAACCTTTCTAGATGAAGGAATTTTATTATCCATTATATCTTGAAAAGCAGCTGAAATTGTACCAGCATCAAACATATTGTTTCCGACCTTACTATTATAAGACTTAAGACCTCCGATACTACCTACTGAATCCCAAATAAACAAGAAACCCTGTTCGATATCACCATTTGCTTGATACTCCAAAAATTCATTGATTGAATAAACCATGTCTTCAATAACTGCAGATGTTCTCTTCTTAGCGGTTGTCTTGCCAGTCTGATAATCTATGTTACCATATCTATCTGATAAAATAGCATTATTGAAATAGAAGAATGGACCCTCATATTCAATTATTCGATTTTCAGTAACTATCTTTAATTCACCCGTCTCTGGGTCTACAACCTCAACATCCACATCTCCATATACTGGGGTTGCATCCATACCCATATCGATTGCGTATTTAAAATCAAAGTTGTTCTCTGTGTCATAAATTACTGGAATAATACCCTGTCTCTGGGCAGCAACAATTGCATGATTTACCAACGTTGATTTTCCAGTATTAGAATGGCCACATATTGTTGAAACATATCCTACAGGAAAACCTGGTAACTTAATTGCGTCTTGAAAGGCTTTAGGCATTATTATCCAATCCATTGGCTTATCAGCATTGCTTGCCCCCTGAATGTTACCTTTATCAACAGTAACACCAAACCCCATTTTAGCTTTAAGGTCATTTATAGTTGCCTTCTTTTTAATAGGCGCTTTTTTCTGTGGTTGTGCCATATATTAAAATTTTAATGTTAGTCTAAATTATTTTCTTTATCCAAATATAATGGATGCTTAACTGCTTTGAAATAACATTTTCTGCAAACTGAAGTGTATTTATCATCGCCTCCAACTTCTATTTGTTCGCCGTCCGTAATTATTTCTTTATTTTTATTAATTCTGGCATTAAATATTGTTTTATGATTACAAAAGCAACTAGATTTTATTTCTTCAAAACTATCTGCTAATTCAAATAGTCTTTTCGACCCCTCAAATAAGTTTGTTTTAAAATCTGTCCTTAAGCCATAGCAAATAATACTTATTCCAAAATTATCAGCAATTGCACAAAGTTCTTCTACCTGTTTTTTAGTTAAGAATTGTGCTTCATCCACTAATATCCATTTAAATACTTCAAAATTGGAGTAATGTCTAGTATCCAAGAAATCAGATACAATCCCGTAAATATTATCCGTTGTAGATATAGTTACACATTCTCTATCACCTATTGCTCTAGAATGAATCACCCCTTTTCCATCTCTCGTGTCAATTTCGCTTTTTAAAATTAGAAATGGTATAGAATGCTCTTGAAAATTGTGTGCTGTGGCTAGTAAATGAAGACTCTTTCCACTAGACATTGTTCCATACTTAAACAAAAGTTTACCTTTTTTACTCATTAGTTAAAGCCATACTTTATCTTTTTTTATTAAAAAGGTAGATTATCCTCATCAATGGTTATTGCCTGTACAAATTCCTGTTTTTCACTGTTAACAGGTGATGTAGACATCACTTCTTTTGCCAAGTTTGTAGCAGCGGCCCTCGATGCATCAACCTCCGCATTGGCTTCATCGATATTATCATCTGTTTTGCCGTCATACTCATCCTTATCAACCCAAATTCCATTAGATTTATCATACCATGGTGTTTTCATTTGAGAAACCAAGCTTAAATAATCATATGGCTTACAGGTAAAAACATCTTGCCATTTCTTTTGGTCGTAAATCCATTGCTTCATCTGCTCTTCATTTTCTGAAAGTGGACTACGGTCACTATCATCGACAACAGTAGGTGCAGAAGTACCTTCAGCAGTAATGGTGATATTTAAATCTCGACCCTCATATATATCAAGAATATTATTAACCTTACCCTTTCTCTCAGCTTCTTCTTTCCTTAACATTGCTAGTTTAACAATCTGATTATAT